TAGTCTCCTCAAAGTTGACTAGTCCCTTTGCCTTATGTATGCTCATGATCTCACGTTGGAACTGTTCCTTTCCATACAATTTTATATCTTCTTTTAGTTCTGGAGAAGATCCATAATACTTCTTCCAGTCAGACTCTTGTTTTTGTTTTCGCTTCTTTCCCTTAGGGGTTCTAAAAGCATAAAAGTATTTTCTTCCGATGTATTTTCTGCCATTGATCTTATTTGTAATGCAGTAGACGAAACCGAAGAAATCATTAATGTCGTCAGTAGTAAAAGTTGTACCTTGATATAACCAGGGATTTTCATAGTCAATCGCAGAGTGCTTCTTCGTCGTTGAGGTCACGATAGGATGTAGTTTTATCACTATCACTACTTATACGATAAGCATTAGTGTCAGAATAGACCTCAGATTTTAATTCTGCTAACGCTATCTCTATATCGTTGATCAGTGTTTTTAAGTTTCGTTTTTTCATTAGTCTGCATACTCCTGTGCTAGTTCTAAACATTTGTTGAGCATATAGTGTGCTCCTTCCTCCCAATCATTTGATGCTCCTTTATACCTGCCATTAAACAAATCACATTTGTGTTTGTAAATTCTTGCTAGTAAGTCATTCTTACGCATGATTCCCCTCCCTGATTGTGGTAGACGTCTAAAATCATCATCAGCAGAGGTGTTCATGTAGTACCTAACTCACTCTGCAGTTTCTTCCAATCTTTATCAAAGATTTCTAATCCTTTGTCTGTTAAGACATGAGTAAACATCTTCTCAAAAACTTTGGAAGGTATCGTACATATATCTGCACCTACTTTGAATGCTTGTGCAACTTGATAACATTCACGAATAGATGCTGCTAACACTTGTGTCTTTGCACCATGTGTAGCAAATATGTCTGATATCTCTTCAATGAGTCCTATGCCATCAAACGATTGATCGAAAACTCTACCTACAAATGGTGAAACATATGTGGCACCTGCCTTAGATGCTAGTATCGCTTGTGCTGCTGAGAATATTAAAGTAACGTTTACATTTACTTCATCCTCTGATAACTCTTTACATGCTTTAAGACCTTGCGGTGTGCATGGCACTTTGATTGTAATGTTAGGACCTATATCAATCAGATCCTCTGCCATGTCTAACATTTCCTCTGCTGTTTCACCTACTACTTCTGCAGATATAGATGCATGAAATGGGAAGATATCAGATATCTCCTTGTATACATCTTTTGGATTTTTACCTGCCTTTAGCATGAGAGACGGGTTGGTGGTAACTCCATCGACAAGACCCGTCTCATAGTATGTTCTAACTAACTCAGCGTCGGAACAGTCTAGAAAAATTTTCATTGACTTCCTATAATATTATTGATATTTATTATCGCATCTAATTTCTGAGATGTCAAGTGTATCAGGACATCTTGACATAAAAAAAGAGAGTCATTGAGACTCTCTTGGATTAAATAGTGACCAGTCTTCTGATATGAAGGGATTTATAATGACCCATTTGGCGTAGTGTATCCCACGATAACACAACATAGCAAAGACCTCATTCGGTTCTTCTATGTCAGGTATATCTTCGCGATGTCCTTTCCAGTTTAACGGTAACATTTTTTTGTCCTTTCATATCTCCTTTACCCTGTAACAAATATTTATATTACAAATATTTGTATAGAAGTCTTGTCTCTAAGTAGATTAGACTCAGAAACACTGCGCTCGCCACGATGATTTCTGATACTACTAACATTACTTCTTCGCTCCTACAACATACTTCTGACCTCTGTATGTAAGTTCAGATTCCTGTTGTGTTTGTTTGCGTGATCTGTCAGTATCATAAACGATACCGCGATAAGTAACTTGTGCCATTGTGTTTACTCCTAAAGTAGTTGGATGTTTTTAATATCCGTTCCTTCAGTCAACCTTTGCGTCCTCCTTATGGGGGATGAACGATCCGTTCCGAGTTGGCTTACTTGCGTCCTATGTCGTTACACTCTTCCTCTACCTTGGTAGCAAAATAATTAATCAGATCTCTTTTACTAACGTCATCGAGATATTGATCCTGTCTGACCTCAGCAACAAGTTCTTTATAACCATCACACTTAATAGTCCAGTGGACTGGTTCGTGACTTGCCAGTAAAGATAGGTAGAATAATGCACCCATAGGATGAACGTGTAAGTTTGTAGCTAGTGCTACATTTATATTTATATCACAGTTTCCTGACACAGGTAGTTCACTGTGTTACAGTTTACCGACTTTTATCCTGATCTTTATCTTTTCTTAAGTCTTCATGAAGTCTTTGGGTTGCTTCCTTTCTAGCAGTATTCCAAAGCATGTCAGTAACATCAGGACTATAGTCATTACCTGTATCTACTAGGTCATTATAAGTTCTATCTAACCATTCAGAATTTTCAGCATACGCAAGTTGTGCTGCTATCTCTTCCTCTGGTCTAGGATTAGAGGGAGAATCCTGCGAAGGTATCTCCTTTGAGGTCTTGTTTGATTCCTCCAACGACATAACTTTCAATCTCCGTTTCTTGTGGTGCGTTTTGTTGCCCTCTAGAACTCAACCAATGCTGTGTCCAAGGTAAAGGGTTGCTTCTAGCAGGTACATCATATACTGGATTCAGTCCGATTGCTTTCATTCTTTTGTTAGCAATCCATTCAACATATCTATGTAATAGTTTTTCATTCAGACCAATCATACTACCTTCTTTGAACAGATAGTTTGCCCATGCCTTCTCTTCATCAACTGTCTTCTTAAACATATGCTGTACGTTATCTTTCTCTTCTATAGAGATCTCTTTCATTTCTGGGTCGTCTCCGTCTGCCCATTTTTTGAGGATATTTTGCGTGATAACCAAGTGTTG